AAGTCCATCAAGAACATTCACGGCGTGCTGCACAAGGCGTTGAAGCAAGCTGTTCTGATTGGCTATCTTCGTACAAACCCGACCGAAGCGTGCATTCTCCCACGCATCATCAGAAAAGAGATGCACCCCTTGGAGGAAGATCAGGTCGCTGTGTTTCTGCGCGAGGTGCAGGGGCATCCGCACGAATACCTCTATAAGATTGCTCTGTTCACTGGCCTGCGCGAGGGTGAAGTGCTCGGTCTCGGTTGGGAACACATTGACTTTCAGGCAGGTACTCTCACGGTAAAACGACAGCTTCGCAGGGAGCAGAAAAAGGGCGGAGAGTATTACTTCTCTCCGCCAAAGAATAACAAGAGCCGCTGTCTGACGCTGGCCCCCTCGGTGATTCAGTTGTTCCGACTTCAAAAGCTGGAGCAAAACAGTATGAGAATGGAGGCCGGCGATGCATGGGAAGAGCACGGCCTCATATTCACCAACCAAACCGGCGGCTATCTGTCTTATCGAACTGTGTACGACTGCTTCAAGCGTATCGTCCGAAACATCGGCGCACCGGCCACGCGCTTCCACGATCTGCGTCACACCTTCGCCGTTGCCTCTATCAAGAGCGGCGACGACATTAAGACCGTGCAGGAAAATCTCGGTCACGCCACCGCAGCGTTTACATTAGACGTTTATGGACACGTTACGAAGCAGATGAAGCAGGACAGTGCAGAGCGTATGGAGCAGTTTATCAAGAGCGTTTCGGATGCTTGAGGGACAATAAGGCTAAAAATAAGGCTAAACAGGGTTTCAGGGCAACAAAAAAACCTTGAAGCCATTGAAGCTTCAAGGTTTTTCCGTGGTGCGCGGTACAGGACTCGAATTCGGAAAATAAGATTTTCAGCAACAAATTACATCAAATTATGTGATATTCAGTTCTGAAACTATAAAACATGGTATCAGTCAGTCCAGTTGTTTTATAGAAGATGGCCCGCTAAAGGGTCAGAATAAGGGTCGATCCCAAAATGTGCGAAAGGAGTATCACGCAATGGAAATCACTTACACAAACCACGAGGGCTTTTACCTGCCAAATCTTACCTTACCGAGAAAAGAAGAAGCGTCCTTCGGACGCTATGGCCGTCTGCGGCTCAAGTACCTCAAGGAACATCGGAAGGTCTTATACATCAATCTATTGACCTCCGGCGAGCTGACACGGCACCTAAACGAGACAGATCGGCAGGCACGAGAGATGCTGGAGCTGCTGGTGAAGCAGATGGCACAGGCGCAGGGGATCACCGAGCAGATGAAAGCTGAAGATCAGATGACATGGATCGGTGCCATGAATAACATCCGCAGCGCAGCGGAAGAAAGAATAATAAGGGATTTAATCAATAGTTAAAAGCTACGCCACGGCGACTATTCCAAAGCAGAGAATAGTCGCCGTGGTACTATAAATAAACAAAATTACTCCTCTTGAGATTTACTATCGCGTAAACATATTTGTTCCTTTATCTCTCTAAGGCGCCCTATGTTTTTGAAGATGTGTGCTGGATACGCATCAGGATACTTCTCTTCCATCGCACTAAAAGTCAGTTCCCAATACTTTTGACACAGCGGGTTGACCAACTCTGGCAGACTTTTAGCATCAAAAAATGCTGTTAAATAATTAGCATACTGCTTCATTTCGGAGAGTATCATATGTAACAAAAATCTGTTACCATGGACTAGCACCAGTCGTTTCCTTCCCGTCGCTGAAGACTCGTTCTGTGCAAGGAATGAATCCACAACTCGAGCAATCCATACATTGTTGGTAAGAGAGAAGCTATTTGTTCCTCCGTTAAATAAGAGTTTATAGGGAGTCTTGTTGATATTTTCAGTAAGTGCACCAACATTTCTTTTTGCCAATGCAACAATCGACAACTCATCTATGCTACAAGCTTGGGCAATAATTGCCTCATCCAATGTAATCTGATGAAGCGGATCCTCTATAGTTGCTCCTGTTTTATAAAGATACTGGATACCCGAAAAACTCAGTTCATTTTTTATTCGCTCTTGCTCTGGATCGAGTGCCGCAAAATCCTTGCCGTCAATTCTGTTTTGGGTATTTGTAAATCTGGTGATTTGGGTTGCCTGCTCTTCTTCAGTATCAGCAAGATCGATCATCTGAATGAATACTTTAGCCCTTGCCACTACGTCAGGCATATCGGCGTATACCGCTCCTATCGAGCCCGTTGTTTGAGCTCCGTTTACCAATGATACTCCTTCAAGCGCAAACAACCCCGTAATTCTATCAGTACTATGTGCCGCTTTTCTTGTGATTTTACGGCATAAGAGTTTAACTCCGTTGTTATAATAGAAACATCTTTTCGGATGACCTGCTTCTAAGTGCAGTTATTTCAATGGTTTGAGCAGTAGTAAGAAGTGGTTAATGGGGCGGAAATGTAGGTAAGTCATATATTATTCCTATATTATTTCTACATCGACATTCCTACACAGAATACACCCTATTTTATTTTTTCGATTTCTTCCTTCAGCCAGTCGAATTCTCGCTGAGTGTAGACCTTTTCGGTGATGTCAGAGATCTTGTGACCAACCATGTATTTGATTGCATATTCATCAACGCCGGCACTCTTTGCGGCCGTGACAAAGTGCTTTCTTCCGTCGTGAGGACGATGTTCCGGGTTAAGATTGAGCTCGTCACGGATCATCTCGAAGCCGGCCTTATAGCGTTGATAGCTCATCATCACAGTCTTGTCGCTGCGCTTGTCTTTGCAGTTGAAGAGATATGGGCTGCCGAATTCTTTGGCTTTATTGTAATGTCGCTCCACGAGGTAACGAATTTTTGAGTGGATAGGTACGACACGGTCTTCACCAGCTTCGGTCTTGATACCGCCTTTGAAAGTGCCATTCTCAAGGTCGACATTGGCAAGCTCGATTAGGCCGAGCTCCTGTGGACGCCATCCAGAATAACACTGAATGAGCATTACATCAACGAAATTCTTATCGTCGACATGCTCCCAGAGCTTTGATATTTCTTCGTCCGTAAAAGGTATATGCTCTTTTTTGACCTTCTGGATCTCTTTGATCGTTTCGTCGGTCAGCTTGAATGTGCGCGAGTAGTTTCTATCGACGATCTCATATTCCAGAGCATAGTCAAGCATCAGGTTGAACAAGGATTTGATTTTGTTCTTCATGGATGCGCTGGCGTGTTGCTCTTTCCCTCTGACAGTGGCAACACCCTCGTCCATGCAGCCTTTCACATGGCGGGCACGGACATCCATCACTCGCATATCATAGACAGCCGAGCAATACTTCCAAGCTGAAGTAACGGCCCGTGAGCTGCCATCCGATTTGAGCGTCTTAAAATACTCTTCTGACCACTTGTCGTAAAGCTCTTTGACTGTGATCGCGGCGCCAAGGTCATAAGGATTCTTATTGTATTCCACAAGCGCTGCATAGGCGTCATTGTAAGTCGCGAAATATGAGTCAGGCTTGAGCGGTTTGCAAATGGGCTTGCCGTCCTGAGTCTTCCCCACCGTAACCATCGCCCGAAAGGGATTCCGAAGGTTGCGGTTTTTTATTTCGCTGATTTGGCCAAACCCGTTCGGGAGGCGTCTTCGTTTATTGTTTTTGGCTCTCGGTTTTCGCTTTACTGATGGCTTCATTGGATAGCCGCAATGAGGGCAAGCCGGAGCCTTGTCGCTTACCTGCAATTCGCATTCAGGGCATTTTACAAGCATGAGTTGCACCTCCATAGTTGATTTGTCCTTTGTAATCATATATTATGGTATAGGAGTTGTCAAGTTATTCCTACATTTTATTTTTTGATGGAGCGATGTATATGATTACAAATGATGTATCAACCTGCCCCAAATGCGGCGGTGATTTGAAATATTATGACCGTGTTACTCGGATTGTACGGACGAAAGGAAGAAAGACCTGGAAGATTCCCATGCGGCGGCTTCAATGCACTCGCTGCGGTTCAGTACATAGAGAACTCCCCGAACTGATATTTCCGTACAAACAGTACGAGGCCGAAGTCATCATCGGTGTTTTGGAGGGCTTCATCACCTGCGAAACCATCGGCTTTGAGGACTATCCCTGCGAAATGACGATGGTCCGATGGCAAGCTCAGGACTGGACCACCGAGGTTGTTTTAACAAAGCGCAGTTGCTAACTTAGAATAGCCGTTGAAAGGAGGTAAACGCCAATGAACGAGCAAGAGTTCCCTCAGGGGTCTGTCCCCGTGGCTGTTGCGGCCCGTGTGTATGGCAAAGATGCTTCATGGGTCCGCGCCGGCATCGTCTCAGGGTGGCTCCCGATTGGCAAAGCCACTCGCAGCGGAAAATTAGTCACCACAATCGAGGAGATGGATTCGCGCTACGGTCGTATCAATTTTTACATCTCCCCAAAGCGTCTCTACGAGGAGACCGGATTCTTGTGGAAAGGAGAACGACAATAATGGCAACGGAAATCCGTCCGGAGCTGTCTGAGAAAAATCCATACTGGATCGGCAAGCACCGGTACTATGAACTGAAGCATTTCTGCCTTCAGTATCCGATCTGGAAGAAAGCCTATAATGCTCTGCTTGGCCTGAGCAGCCGTCCGAACGACCTTGATATTTTCATCAAGAGTGGTCAGGTCCGGAGTGATCCAACCGCAAGGTGTGCGGAATCTCGCGTATCCTTTGCCAAACGGATGGAATTGGTCGAGCAAGCCGCCATTGGTACGGACGGTGACCTCTATCCTTATATTTTGCGAGGGGTCACAGAGGGTCTATCCTACAATGCCTTGAAAATGCAATATGCCATTCCCTGTTGCCGCGAGGTCTACTACAACTTGTATCGACGATTCTTCTGGCTGCTGAGTAAGGAGCGTGATTGAGATGCGGATTGTGAATGTGGCAGTCAGGCAGTGTTACCGTTTCAACTGCCCGAACTGCGGGAGCAAGCTGGAAGCCGATAGTGACGAGCTGGTCGATGTCGGTGGAAAGACCAGTCGGTTCTGGTGCCCTGTCTGCCGAGAGGAACGGTATATTCCATGGTCTTCTCTGCGGAAGCGGACTATCTACGAGGACAGTTCCGCAGATTAAGCAAACCCCTTTATGGAAAGGATTGAGCCGTTGTCAGCGGCTCTTTCTTTTTATTTATATTTTCCAGCACGCGGGTAACTGGATCAGATGCTAAATTGGTATCTGGAAAATTGCCCGGGGTAAAAATCTGAAAAATCATTTTGGAGGTATGACATGGAACTCATCATTGGCATTGTTGTCGGCATTATCATCGGGCTTGTAGTCGGAACGCTTATATTTCGGCGAAGGCACATTCCAGTCGGTGAACTTCGGATCGACCGCTCTGATCCAACAAGCGAACCCTTTCTGTTTCTCGAACTATACACGGATGTCCAAACCATTTCCAGCATGAAAACCGTAACATTCGATGTTCTCAACGAGAATTTCCTCCCGCACGAATAACACTCCCTATTATGAAGCCAACTTATTGAAAGGAGAAATGCAATATGGCAGAAATCAAGAAATTGCTGGATGATGCAATCGAAACCGAGATCAACAATCTCAACTCGGCATCTGACACAGACGAGAAATCGGAGGTTATCAAGAACCTTGCAGCACTGCACAAACTCCGTATCGAAGAGATCAAAACGGAAACTGAAATTGAGGAAAAGTCGGAGCGTCGGGCCATGGATAAAGCAGCCCATGACGAAGACGCGACACTGAAAGCGTTTCAGCTTGATGAGAATACGCTCGATCGGTACGCGAAGATCGGCATTGCTGCGGCGGAACTTGTATTGCCACTGATGTTCTACGGTGTTTGGATGAGCAGAGGACTGAGATTCGAGGAAACGGGAACATTTACATCCCAGACATTCAAGAATCTGTTCAATCGCTTCAAGCCTACTCGAAAGAGTTGAGCCAACAGGCGTTGAGAGTCGTGTGAAAAACACGCTCTCTTCGCTTTTTTCGTAGATTTTGCAGGGCGCTTTATGGAAAGGAGATACCGAAGAGCTCTTTATATCTCTCGACTTAATACCGGAGGTACTGTATAATAGCAGCTACTTCCAGATTAACAGGAGGTAATGAAAGTGCGCAGAAAAGGTAGAAAGGTTATTAAACCGGCAGGTAGTGAATTGATGGACTACCTGAATAAGGGATACGCCATCTGCAACAAATGCGGGGCGGTGATGGATCGGAGAGAAGATCCTGAAGGCGGATGCGATATTTATGCCTGCCCGTCCTGTGGATGGGAAATTGAGGAATTGGATTATGAGTACGAGAGTACAGACGAAATGGAACTCGGACTCGATGAAAGAGGCGACGAGTATCTGATCTTCAGGGACGACATACCGCCCGCAGGTTGTAAAGCTTGCGGTGGTCCCTACCCTTACTGCAAAGCGTCATGCAAAATGTTTGACGACTAAAGCATTATCAACGGAGGAAAGTCCTGTAACAAGGGCTTTCTTCTTTTTGTTTTGGAGATAAAGATGCGATACCACTATGAAAAGCCTACAATTTATCTGTCGATGTACGGAAAGCGTTATATTTGCGACCATCCGGTCTACGATAGCTGCACCCTGTTTGAAATCGGAGATAAAGGCCTTGCTGTGATCCAACAGCGGTATGATGCCGAAACCAAGTCCACATTCTGGACAGAGGTGGATGCATGGCTGACCGACGCCCTCTATGTTCACCCGAAATTCAAGGAATTCTTTGATGAACGGGCCGGAACTTGTACGGACGGGCTCTGGCCCACCGTAACGATTCGGCAAATCATGTGGGCGCTGAAAATGAAGCCTTTGCAAAAGCAGCGTTGGGAAACGGTCTTCGACCGCCGTGATATTTAGCGCCAATCCAGCAGCCCCTATTATGGATACCAATACCTATGAAAGGGGTTAGGAGTATGGATGAGATGAAGATTCAATCAAAATTCATGACAGGACTTGTATCGAGGATCGTAAAGAAGGTACTTCGGACAAAATTGGGCTGTGAAGTAGATATTCAGCTCAATGAGTTCCGGACGACAGTCATTGATGATAAGACTCATGTCCATCTGGATTTGGATGCGGACCTTACGAAAGAAGAACTTAACAAACTATTGAAGACTATTGGAATCTGAGGAATTGAGCCGTTTTATGCGGCTCTTTTCTTTTTCCGCAGATTTTGCAACTCATATTATGGAGAAACAGTTAGCTCAGTGGTAGAGCGCTTCACAAAACCAGTGAAGAGGTGATCGGTTCGAGTCCGATACTGCTTCTTTACTTTTTATTTTGGATGAAAGGAGAAAGCATGAACATCGAGCAATTTGAACTGATCTTGTGCGACATGTACACCATGGATGCATGGTCGCCTCCGCTTATCTGGAAGTGGAAAAAAGAGTTCAAGGAGGCAAGCACAAAACAGTGGGCGATCAGAGAGCTTGAGAACTACATTCGCAAGCGGCTCCATCATCGCTCCGATGGATCGGTCGACGAATTTATCAGATTCACAAACGAGTTCGCCATGAAGATGGCTCGCTATTCAAATCACTCAGGAGAGAACCAAGAAATGCATGAGATCTTTCAAACTGCCAGTTCGGTCGCTGCTGATATTTTAGATCTCTTAAATGCCATGAAATGAAAGGAGAATTCAGATGCTGATAATCGAAAATGACATGGACAAGAAACGGTGTATGTCCGCATATGGCAATCAGAAGTTCATTCTGACAAAGAAAGAGGTTTTGGCACTTCTTGAAGGAAAAGTGCTTGGAGATCCGAATTTCAATGAATATGGAACTTTTATCACAATGGAAAAGGAGGATACCGATGAAACTTGACCCTAAGATCGGGAGGAGCTTGAAGAAGGCATCTCCCACCATTCTGACATGCATCGGAGCCGTTGGCGTTGTGGCAACCGCGGTTCTGGCTGTCAAGGCAACTCCGAAGGCGGACGGTCTTATCAAAGCCGACAGCAGGCGAAATCACGACGGTAACCCTTATGCTGCAACAAAGCTCGAAGCCGTCAAATCCTGCTGGAAATGCTACATACCGGCTGCGGCCACGGGCGTCGCTACGATCATCTGCATCTTTGGGGCGAATACCCTCAATAAGAAGCAGCAGGCGTCTCTTGCCAGCGCCTATGCGCTTGTGAACCGTTCTTATTCCGACTATAAGCGAAAATTGAAGGAGCTGTATGGCGAAGACGCTCACAAAAAGATCATGGAGTCCATCGCCGCGGAGAAAAGCAGTATGCCACCTATTACGGCTACCGGAGGCTTCTCCAACTCATCTTTGGAGTTTGAAGATGCCAACGAGGAACAGCGGCTCTTTTATGGTGACCGACATCGTCGTCCACAAGGACGGAAAAGAGATTTGGGCGGGGCGCGTCCTCTCTGAAAACGAGGACTTTTACAGAAACCGGGTGCTTACTTGCGAGGGCGAGCTTGCATTCTTCAACGACAGCACACAGCCGCCTGCGGAGTACGCCGGAGGGACGATTCGTGAGTACCTTGAGGCGATGATCGCCATTCACAACGCAAAGGTCGGAGACAACCGGAAGTTCACCATCGGCATTGTTACTGTGGTGGATGAAGATTTTCCGACTTATTACACCAACTATGAAAAGACCATCACGATCTTGAATGCGTTGGTGGCGCAGTACGGCGGTCATCTGCGGGTGCGTAAGGAAGACGGCATCCGCTATCTCGACTATTTGGCTGATTACCCCGACACTTGCAGCCAGACGATCCAGTTCGGCTCCAACCTCATCGAACACACCAAGGGATGGGATATGACGGAGTTCGCAACGGTCATCGTTCCGCTTGGCAACAGGCTTGACAAGAGCGAGATCGAGGCATTGGACGCCTATCTGACTGTGGAGAGTGTGAATGAGGGTAGCCTTTATGTCCAGTCCTCCGAGGCTGTGAAAACCTATGGCTGGATCGAGAAAACAGTGACATGGGACAGCGTTTCTGATCCTGAAGCGCTGCTGGAAAAGGCGAAGGTATATCTTGCCGACTTACAGTTCGACAATATGGAATTGGAAGTGAGTGCCCTTGACCTCCATTATCTTAATGCGAATGTGGAGGCAGTGAAACTGCTGGACGAGATCCGCGTGATCTCGCGGCCGCATGGTCTTGACCGTGTATTTCCTGTCACGAAACTGGAGATCCCTTTGGACAGCCCTGAGAATACCAAATTTACGCTCGGCGACACGGTGCAGACCAGCCTTACCAGTGTGAACAACCAGATCAGCGCCGCTATCCTTGAGAAAATCGAGGGTCTCCCTAAGGCGCACAACATCCTGAAAGAGGCAAAAGAAAACGCCACACAGATCATGACAGCGGCCACGACCGGCTACATCACGATCACACGGGACGAATACGGTTCTGACACGCTTTATATTTCCAATATCCGCGACTATACAAAAGCCGACAAGCTCTGGAAATGGAACATGAACGGCCTTGGCTACTCAAAGGATTACGGAAAGACCTTTGGGCTTGCAATTACAATGGATGGTTCTATTGTGGCAGACTATATCACGACCGGTGTTCTCAATGCCGATGTGATCCGCGCCGGTACGTTGAAAGATTACGGCGGAAACTTCTCGCTTGACTTCGAGAGCGGCAAGCTGACGATGAAGAAAGGCTCCATCGACATTGGAGACGGAAACTTCACTGTTGACGAGGAAGGCAACCTTACCGCCCGCCGAGGCACCTTTGCAGGTACTCTGGCTGCGGCGAAAGGCACCTTTAGCGGTACGCTGGTCGGTGTGGACGGAAACTTCAAGGGCGTTGTTCAGGCCTCTGACTTCCTTGACCGAGCGGGCAACAGCATGATGGATGACGAGCGATTCAAGTCCAAATATCTGAGCGTCTACGGACTTACCGTTACAAACGGTGTCCGCACGACCTTTGCTGTTGATTCCAGCGGTTCCGTTACCATAGACGGTAAGGTGACGCTGTCTGCCGGAAGCACGATCAACTGGGCGTCCGTGACGAACCAGAACCTCACCTCCAATCCAGCCTACTCGCTGGCAAGCACGGCGAATGCAAATGCGGCCACTGCAAAGAGCGCAGCAGACGACGCTTACGATGAGGCTTCTGCTGCATGGTCGAGAGCAAATAAGGCCTATCAGGATCGGTGCACTGACCAGAATGTATTTGATGTGCTCACCTCAGGTGGTACGAAGTTCGGTATTTTCAGCGACTCGTACAGCGGACGGCTTTACATCAATGCCGATTATATTCGCTCCGGCACCATCAATGCCGATTATATCGACCTATCATGCGATTATGGTGGATTCTGCAAAGGGCATGGCTCTGACGGTCAGCATATGACCTACGGTGCGATGATGTATGGTTCCAACGGTCCTGGTTGGGAGCCTTATATCATCGTTACCAATGCCGGCGCCCGTATCTCAGGAACCGGAGCAGACCTTGTCGTTTCCGGAGGCATCACCATGAGTGAAGAGCCAAGTTACGGTTCCGACTTAAGGATCAAGAACAGCATCGACTATGATCTTGCCTCTTATGAGGCGTTCTTCCTTGCGCTGAAGCCGTCCACCTTCAAGTACAACAAAGGTACTTCCGGGCGGAAACATTTCGGCTTTATCGCCCAGGATGTAGAACAGGCAATGCTTGACACCGGACTGATGTCGGATCAACTTGCGGCGCTTGTTAAAGACCCTGTCAAAGAGATCCTTTCGGATGGCATCACAGACTATCGTTACAGCATCCGATACGGCGAACTTATCGCGCTCAATACGCACATGATCCAGAAACTCTATCAAATGGTCGAAGAACTGCTTCAGCAAAAGGAGGGATAATATTGAAGAAACAGCTTAAAAATTCAGAAATGGTCGTGATGGTTCAGAACCTGCGGCCGCTTCTTCAGCTCCGCAACAAGATCGGCTATATCGCCGCGAGGAACTTCCGGATGCTTTCTACTGCTTTGACTGAGTATGAAGCATTCAAACACGACCTCATCAACAAATACGGAGAGCCCGACAAGGATGAAAGTGGCAACGAGACCGGAACCATTTCCATCAAGGTTGGCTCTCCTAATTTTAAGGCCTTCTGCGACGAGCTTGCCCCGTTCAACGAGATGGAGCATGAGGTCGAGCTGATGACCGCCAAGTATGAAGATACGATCGGCTGTCTGAGCGGCGAGGAGATCCTGCTGCTTGACTGGATGCTGGAGGACTAAGGAAGGAGTGATTTAGATGGCTGATATCAGCAGCTTTCTGAAAAAAATCCTCAGCGCCATTTATGGCGAAGAGGTTCGCGGCTCCATCCATGATGCTCTGGCGGCGATGAACACGGAGTCCAGCAGCGCGATGGAGTTTGCCTCCACAGCAAAGGATTCCGCACAGGCAAATGCCGCGGCTGCCAAGAAGTCCGCTGAAGATGCCGAGAAAAAGGCGACAAGCGCCTCCGAATCCGCTGCGGCGGCTGCACTCTCCGAGGGAAGCATCAAGACCTCTGAGGAAAATGTCAACAAGCAGGCCGCAGACGCAAAAGAAGCTGCCGCCGGTGCTAAGGCGTCTGAGACAGAGGCAAAGAACTCGGAAGAGATCGCCAAGCAGAAGGCACAGGAGGCCACGGACGCCAAGACAGCGGCGACGCTTGCCGAGGGAGAGGTCAAGGCCGCCGAGGAGCGCGTGAGAACCATCCGCTCAGAGGCTGAGACACTTGGCGCACAGGCTACTGCTGACCGCAACGCAGCGGAAGAGGCTCGCACTGCTGCGGAAGCTGCAAGAGATGCCGCTGCGAACAGTCAAAATGGAGCAAAAGCATCGGAAGATGCCGCTGCTGCATCGAAGACGGACGCCGAAGCCGCTAAAACGGCTGCTGTGGACGCCCGTGACAAGGCGCAGACCGCTAAAACGGCCGCCGAGAACGCACGGGAGTCCGCCGAGAACTCTGAGGCAAACGCCAAGACTTACAAGGAGTCTGCCGCAGAGAGCGCCGCGACCGCACAGCAGTACAGCGGCAAGCCGCCTAAGCCGGAGAACGGTACCTGGTGGATCTGGGACGCTGAGAAGGGCACCTATGTGAACACCAACATCAGCTGCGAGCTGACCGGCCCGACCGGAAACGGCATCCAGAGCATTCAGTTGACGCAGGGCAATCATACGCCAGGCTCGACTGATATTTACACCGTTACGATGACAGACGGAAGCAAGTACAACATCGCCGTCTACAACGGTCTGAACGGAACGGGTACGGGCGATGTGCTCGGCATCCATTTCGATCTGGTGCTGCCGGCCTCCGGATGGTCGAACGGTTCCATCACTGTGGCGGAGAGCCGCCTTGTGGCCGCTGCCAAGTACAAATACCTCATTGATGCATATGAAGCCAGCCGTGAAGAATACCTCGAATGCAATGTGCGTCCGAAAGACATCTCCACGACCGGCTTCATCACATTTGTGAACGATACCGACCCGATCAAAGACATCACGGTGAACATCGTGCGTCTTGAACTGTCGGTCAATGCCGAAGAAGGAGGCGAATGATTTGAAAATCGCTATCAAAAGCTGCTTCACCACGCTGGTGGAGGACACTACGCTGATCCAGAATGCAGCGACGCCTTATCCGGTCGAATTCGCCTTCAGCAAGGATTGGGACGGGTTCGCAAAGACTGCGCTCTTTGAGGCAGGCGGTGTCAGCATGGCTGTGGTGCTGAGCGAGGACAAGTGCGACATTCCGGGCGAATGCCTGAAGAAAGGCGGTATCCCGCTGAAAATCGCCGTTTATGGCGTTAAGGGCGAGGAACGGAAGTCGACTGGCTGGCATGTGACCAGCAAGATCCTCTTCCCGGCCAATATCAGCGTTGGCACAGGCGGCTCCGGAGACCCGATGGGCGATGAAGCCTACAAGCAGATCATGGGAATCATCGGTGACCCATCGACGGCGGGTTTTGGCAACAAGACGCTGACCGAGGTGATCGTTGAGATTCAGAGGAGCATTTCTGGAACGGCCTCGGATAAAGAGGTGGACGATATGCTGAACGACGCCTTTGCTTCGAGCGACCCGGGCGGAAGCACACCCGATAACACCGCTTCTGACAAAGAAGTGGACGACCTACTCAATGATGTTTTCGGCGAACAGCCGTGAACAAATATATTTAAGGGGGACATGCAATATGTCTACTACCAAGCACACTACTATTGATCAGCTCAAGAAACTGGCGCTGCGCACCAAGAATGAGATCGGCCTTGTCGACGCTAAGGTTGCCGGCCTGACCACTAAGGTCAATGACCTGGTGACTGCCGGCGGCGAGCCTAACAAGATGGAAGGCATCAAGGTCAACGGCACTCTGCTGGCCCTGACCGATAAGATCGCCGACATCCTCATCGCTGAGGGCAAGACCAACGGCACCATCTCCGCCAACGGCGTTGATATTCCCGTTCACGGTCTGGCGGCTCTGGCCTACAAGTCCGAGGTTGCTGAGAGCGATCTGGCTGCTGCTCTGAAGGCCATCATCGACGCCAAGGCGAAGCAGGCTGACCTGGATACCCTGACCGGCAACGGCGAAGGCTCCATCAGCAAGATGATCGACGCTGCTATCAATAAGTTCGCCACCGATGTGACCGATGACAATGTGGTCAACAGCTACAAGGAGCTGATCGACTGGGTTGCCAAGCACGGCCCTGAGGCGACCAAGATGGCCGGCGGCATCAGCGAGAACAAGACCGCTATCGCCGACCTGAAGACTCTTGTCGGCACGCTGCCCGAGGGTGCGACCTCTACCACCGTTGTCGCCTACATCACCGAGGCTATCAATGCTCTGAGCATCGGCGATTACGCCAAGACGACTGAGGTGACTACCGCGATCAGCACCGCCCTTGAGTCTTACTACACCAAGACCCAGGTTGACGAAACCTTTGTCAAGAAGACCGACATCGTGATGGCTACCGACGCGGAAGTCGACGCCATGCTGACCGAAGTCTTCGGCGCTCAGGCTACCGTCTGATCCAGCATATGTGAGCGGGGGATGGGACTTCCTGTCCCCCGTTCCACCTTTTGAAAGGAAGGTAACAACACATGGCAGAGCATAAGCTTTCCACATTTGACCAGCTCAAAAAGCTGGCACTTGCGGGGAAGAGGGATTCCGCCAAGCAGGTAGCTGAATTGGCGGAGCTTGTTGCCGCCGGACTGGAGGATCTCCAGCATATCGGCATCTCTGTTACTCTGCCGGCCGCGAATTGGAGCGGCGGAGCGCAGACTGTTGCACATGCTTCCCTCTTAGCTGACAGCAACTATATTTATTTTGTAGGCGCAGACGCCGGTACCCGTAATGTGTACGACAATTATGGCGTGAGCGCAGGCAATGTAACCACAAGCGGGCAGATGACTTTCCGGTGCGATACGACGCCGACCGTTGACTTGTCCGTCTTTATCATTCGACTGGAGGTCGGAACAGATGAGTAATGTTGGCAAGGTATTCAACCTTTCCGGTGGCGGTGGCAGCGGCTCTCCGAAGATGGAAAGTCTGACTATCGCCACCCCGCCCAACAAGACGGTCTATAAGTCCGGTGAAACTTTCGACCCCACCGGCATGGTCGTTGTGGCAAACTACGGCGAAGGTCTGATGGCAAATGTGACGGGTTACACCGTCTCTCCCTCCGTTCTTACGGACGGGGTGAGCGAAGTTGTCATCACCTACACCGAGGGTCGCATCACGAAGACCGCGACGGTTGCCGTGACGGTGAAAAAGGTGCTTGTCAGCATCGCCATCACCACACAGCCGACCAAGACGGTCTACCAGTATCAGGAGAGCCTTGATCCGACGGGCATGGTCGTTACTGCGACTTTCTCGGACGGGAGCACGGCGGCGGTACTGGATTACACCTATCCGACGACGAACTTCTCTACGCTTGGACGCCAGGTCATGAAGCTTGAATACACCTACGAGGGTGTGACGAAGAGCACAGACCTTGTCGTTACGGTGCAGGGCAAGACCATTGCCGTTCCGACGCAGACGAACATCCCGACCTACAACGGTTCGGACAAGACGCCGAGCTGGAACGGCTATGATCCACTCAAAATGGAGATCTCCGGCGTTACGAGCGCTTCTGACGCAGGCAGTTACACGGCGATCTTCAAGCTGTCCTACGGCTATCTGTTCCCGGACGGCACGGATGAAGCCCGCGTAAAGTGGACGATCGACCGCGCTGTCATCTCGGCTCTGCCGACGCAGACGGGAACGCTTGTTGCCGACGGCACGAGCAAGACACCGAGCTGGAACGGCTATGACACCAACAAGATGACCATTGGCGGCGATACCTCCGGTACAGCTGCCGGTGAGTACACGGCGACCTTTACGCCGACTTCCAACTACAAGTGGTCGGACGGCAGCACAGGCGCCAAGGAAGTGAAGTGGACTATCATCTCGGTTCTCGTTTCCATTCCTTCGCAGAGCGGTACGCTGACCTACAACGGCAGCGCCCAGACGCCGAAGTGGCAGAATTTCGACAATGAGAACTCCTCTGTTAACGTATCTGCCAAGACGAATGCCGGCGATTACACGGCGACCTTTACCTTGAAGAAGGGTATGTGGACGGACGGTACGACCGCAGCAAAGACCATCAAGTGGACCATCGGCAGAGCTACCATCGCGGCGGTCCCCGCCCAGAGCGGTACGCTGACTTATGACGGCAACCCGAAGACTCCTTCGTGGAATACCGCCTATGACTCGGCAAAGATGACCGTTTCCGTGACGGCCGCTACCAACGCAGGCACTTACAGCGCCACCTTTACGCCGACTTCCAACTACAAGTGGTCCGACGGCAGCACCGGAGGCAAGACAGTATCGTGGACGATCGGCAAGGCCGTGAACAGCGTGACCAATTCGCCGAGCTCCATCGTGTTGAAGAGCAGCGCCAAGACCGCAACCTTTACGGTGAACCGCAAGGGCAATGGTACGATCACAGCCACCTCGAACAACACGAGCGTCGCGAAGATTAAATCCATCAATCAAAGCACCGGCGTTGTGACCGTGGAGAGCGTGAACGACACGACCGGCACGGCCAAGATCACCGTCAAGGTCGCCGAGGGGACGAACTACAAGGCGGCTTCTGATACGACGGTCAATGTGACGGCCACTTTCGTCACGATCTACGGCGTTGAGTGGGATTGGACGAGCAGCGGCCAGACCAAGGGCACTCGCACGGACGCGGCGGCAAGCTTCGGCGACCCGTCTCCGGCGGTGAACAACGGCAGTGGCTCTTCTCCCTTCGACAACCTGATGCCGTGGTCCGGCATGGTGAAGGAGACCCGCAGCGGCGGCGTTGAGGTCAAGGAGCCGAAGTATTGGTTCAAGTGGACGAAGACCGGCAAGAAGCTGAAGCTCCAGATCGCGGACGGTTATGTCGAGGGCTTCTCCGTTGACCCTGTAAACAGGGATCGTGGAGACGGCCTTGGCGAGCTGGACTACTCCTACATCGGCCGTTATCACTGCGCCAGCGGTTATAAGTCCACCACGGGCGCCGCACAGCAGGTAAACATCACGAGAAGCCAGGCGCGCGGCGGTATTCATAACCTCGGCGCTAACTTCTGGCAGATGGACTTTGCTCAGTTCTGGTATGTGAATATGCTGTTCCTTGTGGAGTTTGCAGACTGGAACGGCGAGCGCATCGGTAGAGGCTGCTCTACGAGTGGTTCTAAGATGAACAACGGCCAGACTGACGCGATGGGTTATCACACCGGTACGACCGCAGCAAGCCGCGACAGCTACGGCTTCACGCAGTATCGCAACATCGAAGGCTGGTGGGACAATGTTTATGACTGGATGGACGGCTGCTATTACAACAGCAACGGCCTGAATGTCATCAGCAATCCCAACAACTTCAGTGACAGCTCGAATGGCACGCTGGTCGGAAAGCCTGTTGCCGGTTATCCGTCCGACTTCACGATCCCGACAGCAAGCGGTCTTGAATGGGCACTGTTCCCGAGCGCGGCAAACGGCAGTCAAACGACCTATGTCCCGGATTACTGGAGCTTCAGCGGTAGTAACCCGTGCCTGTACCATGGCGGTAGCTATAACCAGAACCAGAATCACGGTCCGTTCTACGTCGTCTACAGCAGGACGTCGGTCTCGTACGACAGCGTCGGCTGTCGCCTCCAGGAACGCCCGCCAAAGGCGGCGTGACTGTTCCCCTGAAGAGGTAGGGGTGCAGGGGTGAGGGGGCCGCAGCCCCTTCCCCTTGCATTTCACTGATATTTTTAAGAAAACAAAAATTTTACATTTGGGGTCAACTGTGCAGCAGACGATGGTCCCGGATAACTGGAACTTCAACGGTAGTAACCCGTGCCTGTACCATGGCGGTAACTATAACCAGAACCAGAATCACGGTCCGTTCTACGTCAACTACAACAGAACGTCGAACTCGAACGACAACATCGGCTGTCGCATCCTTGCTAAGCCACAGGCTAACCCTCCATTTGGTAGTAGGGGTTCCTCACCCTTTCTATATCGCACGGTTGACCGCACAGCACTTGCTGAAGAAAAGCCGACAGGACACAGCTTAGTACACTTCGGGCCAAGTCTCGCCTTGGAACACCCCGCGGCGCTGGAACGGTTGTGAGGCTACAAGGAGGAAAAACATCCCTGATGAAACGAGTTCGAGTTTACAAAGAGATCATATCGGACGAAAACCTTCGTCTGGCAATTCGGGAAGTGAACGCCGGCCATCGGCGAAACGGCAATCACAGCCTGAACAAAAAGGTCATTGAGATCGAAAATAATATGGATGAATATGTGGAGAAGCTCCGAGCATTCATCCAAGGTCTGGTCGACGGAGACGAGCACATGCACCCTCCCCTTAAGCGACGGCGCTGGGACCGCAACGCGGACAGCGGCAAAGGCAAATGGAGAGACATCAACGAGCCGCTTCTGTGGCCGGACCAATATGTTCACCACGCTGTTGTGCAGCCGATGATCCCGCACATTATGCGGAGCATGGACCGTTACTGCATCGCAAGCGTCCCTGGCCGAGGGAACTCCTACGGCGTCAAGGCATTGAAGAAGTGGATGAAGAATGATGTAGAGGGCACGAAGTATTGCTGCGAGTGCGACATCTACCACTGCTTTGAGGAGCTTGACCCGCCGTATGTCATCGAAGCCTTGAAGCGGGTGTTCAAGGACACCGAAACGCTCTGGCTGTGCGACGCCATCATGGAATACGGCGTTCTCATCGGCGCATTCTTCTCCGCATGGTTTCTCCATTTGACACTCCAGCCCTTGGATCTGATGATCCATCAAAAGCAGTACGGCGTGACGCACTATCTGCGGCAGATGGATAACTTCACGATATTTGGCTCCAACAAGCGAAAGCTGAGGAGGCTGCTGGAGGATATTAAGAAGTGGCTTGCTGAGATCGGAATGAAGATCAAAGGTAACTGGCAGATATTCCGCGTCGGGTTTACGCCCAAGGTCGAAAGAGCGCATCGGGCTTTGCCGAAGAAAAAGCAGCGGCACCGCCGTCCGCGCTTACCATCGGCTCTGGGATACCGATTCGGACACGGTTACACGATCTTGCGAAAGCACAATCTATTCCGGCTCAAGCAATCGCTTCATCTTTACTACTACCGGCGAGACAGGAACCGAGTCATCTCGTTTAAGAGGGCTTCGGGGCTGATCTCACGGCTCGGACAGCTTCGCAAATGCAACCATCAGCAGGTTTTGGACAGACATTATCAGCCAAAGACGATGTTTGCACTGAAGAAAGTCGTCCGAAAGGAGTGCAGAAGACTTCAGGCATTATATCCGCCATACCAGGCGGCATAAAAAGGAGTGATTTTCATGAAAGTACAGGGAATGGTCAACCCCGGCAGCTTTACTGTGGAAGAGATCCCCGGTACCAAACGAAGTCTTGTCCGTCTCTACCAGAATGTGGAGGCGTGCAAGATCGCTAAGGATGCCGAGGACAAGGAAGGCCTTGACGGGTTCCAGTATGACGAATACTGCGTTGAGGTCGAGAGTTGGCCCGGACTTGCTGCCAGCGTGCGGGAGAACTACGACACCTACCTTGCAAAGGGTAAGGACAATGAGGTCGACCGCAGTAACTATGCGTTGTTCCGCGCTCAGAAAAACACAGACTCCATCGTCCAGGATACGGACGCGATGAGCGTGGATCACGAATACCGACTGACCCTGCTTGAGCTGGGTCTCTCGGAATAATTGAGAAAGGAGGAAAACGACTATGCTGTATCGCACTCTGAAGCGCATGATCGAGCGCGGCCAGACCAACGGCCTTGAGGAAAAGATCGACATTTTCTTCGCAGCCGGCAAGCTGACCGAAAGCGAGTATCAGGAGCTCATCGCCATGCTCAAGGCAGAATGAACGCACCGGAGGATTGAGATGTGACTATTCAAGAGATTTTAGCCGGCGGGGGCGGTCTGCTCCTGATCCTTATGACCCTGGTGCAAATCGCCCCCGTCAAAATCAACCCCTGGTCAGCACTCGCTAAAGCCATTGGCAAGGCGATCAATGCTGACATTTCAAAACGCCTCGACGAGATCGAGAAAAAGCTGGACTCACATATCAAAACGGACGATCAAGGCCGAGCCGATGATTGGCGGGCAGCGATCCTACGCTTTAACAATGAGCTGCTTCGTCCGATCCGTCATACGAAGGAAGAATTCGTAGAGGTACTTGGGTATATCGACAAGTACGAGCATTATTGCGAAAAGAACCCTGAGTATCCAAACAGCCGAGCGGAAATTGCCATTGAGAACATTCGAGAGGTGTATAAGGTCCGGCTGAAGAAACGAGACTTCCTTCAGGACGAGGATAAGAAGGAGGTGGCGGCGCTGTGAGCAGGTGGGGCATCGGCCTTTCCGAGAAAATGAAAGCCTGCAAAGAAGCAGAACCGTTCACTGATATTTTGGAGGGGGGTGGGGGTGTTCCTGAAAAGGACCCCCCGTCTTCTTCCAAAGCAGGGTTCAAGGTCACCACGATGAAGATTATCGTGTGGGTCTGCATTCTCAACGGACTTGCATGGGTATGGTGCAGCTATATCCTTGCATTGCTCGGACGGGAGCAGATCGCAGAGGCCTTGTCACAGGTCGCGCTCAAGGAGATCATCGGCGTGGTGCTGATCTACGGTCTCAAGGCGCTGTTTGAAAACCTGAGCAAGAACAACTCATGGCCTGACAAGGGAAACTCTACTCCGCCCGAAGACGGGGCTGGATAACAGGAGGAAAAGAATATGGAGAGTGTACTGAACTGGTCTGTCATCATCAGCATCATTGGCGTGCTGGTGGTGCTGACGAACATTGTGGTACAGGTGCTCAAGAAAGTAACCTGGGACAAGCTGCCGACGAATGCTCTGGCGATGATCGTTTCGCTGGTGCTGACGCTCGGCGCTTTCTTTGCATATTGTTCCATCAAGGGGATCGCTGTTGTGTGGTATATGGTGTTTGCCGCGGTGGTCCTCGCGTTCATGGTGGCTTATGCGGCAATGTTCGGATTTGACAAGCTGAAAGAAGCCCTCGGGCAGATCCATAAGTAGTGATTAGAGGTCGAAAAAGGTGTAGGAGAGCCGGTTATTTCTTGACTACTCCTACACCTGTGGCCTAAAAGTGGCGTGGGTACTGGATTGGATGCTTCCAAAATAGAAAAACTTCTCTGGTTCTGTTCGTAATACCTCTTTGATACCTTGATTAACATCAGTGCTTCCTTTGTAGTAGCGAATATTCTTAGCAAAGAGCCTATTCCCGTAACGCTGATACCACTCGCCTACCGCAGAAGCAGGGATTGATCCATAGTAGGCTTTAAACGGTTCATCAATTGTTCCCCAATTGCTCAATATTACATCATCAATTGTGATATCATCAAGCGCTTGGCTACTTGCTAAAAAATCGTAGATATCCTGTAATTTAATCTCCTTAAACACTAAAATTTCAGCCACATCTTCTTCATTAACTTGCTTCAAAAGATCAGTTATAGGCCTTTTTGAATAATCAGTTATACACTGGTTCCCCGTATGGCAAAATATCACTTCAATTTGGTAATCCATATCTTTTAGGGCAGCAATAATGTCTGTTTGCTTTGCAGATATTTTCGCATTACACCCCTCAAATTCAGAGTTTATAATCCTCTTGACTCCTTGTGCAAAAGAGCCTGCCTCCTCCTGCGATATTCCGCCAGTCCCGTCTCTTCTCCACTTGCTTTGCACAAGAACAAGCTTTTTCTGTGTACTATCATTATATACCGCATCGATCCCCATATCGTGATAGCCATCTGTAACACAACTTCCAGAAAGAGTCTCATCAATGCCGCATTGGATCATAATTGACAGCGCAGCTATCGCTCTCGAATAAAATGTAGATCTATCATCGTCTGACGTTTTAACGTCAGAAATATCTATCTTTTCATTAAATAAATCATCTAATTTTGTAGCGATACGCACCATCGTAAGATTTGCAGCCATTTAAACGTTCTTCCTTTCTTCACTTACAGTATGGTTGCTATAAGTACTCCAGGTGGGTTCGTAATCTGCGGTAGCTTGGTTGCCCCACATATCCCAGCCTTCACGATTACCACGGGCAAATAATTCAAGAAAAGGGCCTGGAGAACAACTCTCAATAATTGGGATAATCTCGTCGGGTTTCCGAGAGTGTTCACGCTTTTGCGTCCGAATAAGGTTAACCTGTGAGCGGGCCGGAGCCAGTGTTCTAAAGTTATCACCTTTGACACCGAAAAGAAGGATTTCAGTTACATTGCGAAAATAGAACCCTACACCGCGTCCGTCTGGCCCACCATCTTTGCGAACCTTTTCCCAAATGATATTTCCCTTATACTCAAATCCCCAAGCTTTCATAACGGCTAAGCCATCTGGTAGAAGTGCGTTGGGAACCCAGAGGTACAGATGACTTTTTGCGGCAGCGACCTGTTCAACAGGCAGTGCCATTATATCTTCCAGTGACATCGTTTCATACCGAGTTAGCTTTTTGTTTTCCGGCGCTACTTTTCCAGTGCGGTTTTGAAAGCGCCAAGGTGGATCAGCATAAATCGTCGAATAGCGTTTATCACCACAAAAGGAAAGAAGATTCTCAGATGTTTCCTGTAGCGTGCTCATCCATGTAACCCTCCTCCCAATCTGAGACACAATTTTTCTTAATGCCAATAGCCAGAACAGGGCAGCCGCCATTGCGACGGGATTCTAAGCGATACAGTAGTTTTCCCATCCAAGTAGTACTTGCACCGTATTTACGCATAATAGGCTTCCAAGAATGCGAATTCTTGTCAAAGTCATACACGGTTTTGAACACATCATTCAGTTCCTGTGAGCGGGTAACAATTATACCAGCACTTACAATATCACAATCGTAGTATGTCCGCATTGCAAGCAGATCCCTATCAAAAGTTTGATCTTTGCTGTTCCATTCAAGGTCAAATGCGATTCGTCCTTTCAAAAAATCAATATTATGACCGTCAATATAATTTTCAGTTACTCGCTCCTCAAAGGGAACGCTGGAAAAACGGCCCCTTTGGTCAGCCTGCCTTGGATAAAACTTGATGTGTAAGTCACCAGAAATTCGGATTTCTCTCCAGCCGCAGGGATAGAGAACATCATCAAATTTTTTGGGAATCTTAGTCTCATTTCCGCCGGCTTCACGCAGGTCATCCGTGGTAATATCGAGCTTTCTTAGGCACTCGACGACATCACTCCACTCCTTGGGAAAGGCTTGAGTAATGATTTCAATAGCGTGGTTGTAGTTGTAGAACTCAAATCTATCTAAAAGATCAGCGTCTATATAATCAGAAATCCGCATTTCCATCCCTCCATATAATTATACAAATATAACATAGCATATTTAGCGATATCTTTCAATGTTTTTTGGCTTTTTCTCCGTAATAGCAGCTAGATAACGGCAGATCGCGGAGGGGGCCAATCCTGTCATGACTGCATACTCATCTAACGTAATTTGCTTCCGCCGATAAAGATCATAGTATTTCCAGAACGCTTTAGGCGGATCTCTGTACTCCTTTGATAAATAGTAATTTAATGAAACGCTCCTATCATCCATACTACCCATAGCTCCTTGCTCTTAATTACCGTAAATGGTTTTGATCAATTTTAATTTAAACTTCTTTGCCCTCTCGCTCAAAAAGTACCCTTATCTCTTTCGGCACGCTGTTTAATAGCATTTCTGCTCGTTTGTAGCGCTTTTCTAATGCATCGAGCTTTGCTCGTTGCTCAAAACTCTTGCGTCGTTCGAAGGCTAGTTCGCTTTTCAGTGCTTCGTTTTCCTCGGTACAGCGACGTTGCTGGGATATCGAAAGTGCCACTATTTTCTGCATCCGTTGGGTTTCTATCTGAAACGATTCCACATCCGGCAGCAGCTGCGCCAGCAGCGCAACGGCCTCCTCGCGCTTCTTGCCTGCGTTGAACATATTGATGTCATTCAACGCAGTTTCCAGCCTTTCCAGTTTGGCATCCATCGCCGTGACTTTCTTGTACCATTGCGGCGTCAGGTGCCTGCGCTTCGTTTCCACGGCAGGTGTGCCGCGCTCCAGCTCCGGCCACCGTTCCGCCATGTAGGCGTAAAAGTCGTCCTGCCAGCGGATCATACTTTTCTTGTTGCCGAGAATTTCTTTTGCGGACAGCCGCTTGTCCTTCGTCAGCGGCACGAAGCACAGGTGCAGGTGCGGCGTCTTTTCATCCATGTGTACCACGGCAGAAATGATGTTTTCCTCGCCCACGCGCTCTTCCAAGAAGTCAAATGCACGGTTGAAGTATTCCGGCATTTCCGACTCATGCGCCTTCGCAAATTCGGGGCTGACCGTCACCAGCGTGTCCACAAATTTTACGCTGTCTTTTCGCACGCGGCACCCCGCCATTCGGAGGCGGTGCCGGATCTCCTGCTCGTAACTCCAACGCGGCGCGATTAAATAATAGTTCTGCACGGTGCGGCTTTTGTCAATGTCCGGATTACTGGCGTAAAACTCCTTTGTCCGCTCGTGGTGGGCGCTCAGCGCCTTGGACGCGCCGCCCTTATGCTTGGCAAATCGTAAAATAGCGTAAGCCATCGTTGTTCCTCCTGTTATCGTTTTGGGGACGAGGGAGCGTAGAATCCCCATCACGACTTTCTGAAAAAGTGCGCCCGACAGATGACGATACCGTCATCTGCCGTTCTTCTTTTTCGGCCCGGTCAAAGCTGCGCGGGGAGCGGCGTCCCCGCGCAGTTTTCCCGTCCCCCGTCGTGATGGGTATAACACACTAGACTTTGTACCAAAGTCCGTGTGCCAGCCGTTCCCTCTGGACTCCCTCAAGCGGTCATTTCCCGCCGCCTCACGGCACGGAAAATGACCTTATCGGTGTACGGTATGTCCGATAATGTACGGTATTTTGAGGGGATACCCCCACTCCCATTTTTACCGTACATACCGTACATTACCGTACACCGTCCCACCGCAGCGAAAGGCTCTTGCCCTCTCTCGTGCGGTGGGCAACATAGCGAATGTCGTATTTCCGTAGCAGTGTATCCTGCTGCGCATTCAGCGTCCGCACGATCCAGTTGGGTGTGAAGCTTTGGCTGCTGTCCATCTTGGAAAGACATTGCGCAAGCTCCGTCGCCGTGCCGTTCCACGACGGGTTTTCTTCGTTTACCAGCCGGGAAAGAACTTCGAGCAGCGGGCATGGAGGTTCTCTGTAACGTTCTGTTTCCGCCTCGAGCATCTCCCAGCATAGATGCGCAGCAGCAAACCGGAGATGCAGTCGGAGCTGCGGCTGGTCACGCCCGACCACCTCCAAAACAGCGTCCGAGGCTGTGCGCTTATCTTTATGTAGGAGCAGCGCGCCGTCTGCCGCGCCCATCAAGCCATTGGTGCCGGAGATCATGTTGAACACGTCCTCTGCCCCCTCCTTGCGCGTATGATGAACGACCAGCACGGTGACGCCGTAGGTGTCTGAAAACTCCTTCAGCCTTGCCAGCGTATCATAGTCGGCGGCATAGCTGCCGTTATCCGGCGTCCGTCCACGTACCCGCTGTAATGTGTCAATGATGATCAGCACCGTGTCCGTGTGCTCACTCCAAAAGTCGCTCAGCCGTTCCGTCAAGCCTTCGTCCAGTGTTTCGGAAAAGACGGAGAGGATCAAGTGCTCGCTGTCCTGCTCCGTCATCTGTGCCAGACGCTTCTGCAATCGCTCACAGGTATCCTCTAAGGCAAGATACAAAACCGTACCCTGCCGGGAAGAAAAGCCGAGGAAGGGCGCTCCCATGCTCACCTGATAGGCCATCTGCAAGACGAGAAACGACTTGCCGATCTTCGGCGCGCCGGCGAGGAGGTAAGTCCCCGCCGGCAGCAGTCCGTCGATGACCGCCGGGCGGACGCGAAAGCGTGTTTCCATCAGCTCCGGCATGGTCATGATCTGGATCTTTCCAAACTGCTTGTGCGTTTCTTCAATCTCTGTTATACTGTCTGTGCGTGCAAGCGCGGACGGCTGCTCCCCATCTGGTGCAACAGATGGAATCGGGGCAGTCGTTTCTTTTTCAGTTGCCATTCCCGCCTCCCGTGTTCTGCTCGATCCAGTCGATGAGCTTATCCTTCGGCACAAGCAACCGCTTGCCGATACGCAGCGTGGGGAACGTCCCCGTGTTAAGGAGCTGATACGCTCCCGCGCGGGAGATGCCCAGCGCCGCCGCGAGCTGATTGGCGTTCAGCACCGCGGGCAGATTTTCGTAGTTGTTGTTCAT